GATTACCACGCAGGAAAATTCAATGACTGCAGATGCCGCTGTAATTTGGTCGGTATTATGGCACGGCCGAATGAAGGATAATAAAAAGATATATGACCATTACCGAGCACAAGGTCGTCCGGTGATCGTCATAGATGTGGGTGCCTTGTATCGTGGGCACACCTGGAAGATTGCTGTAAATAATATCACAGCTGAGGGCTATTATGGACACACAGAAAATCTAAACTGGGATCGCCCCAGTAAACTAGGTATCAGTTTGGCGGTAACTGCATTTCACCGACCCGAAATACTAATAGCAGCGCAACACCAGCACAGTTTACAAGTAGCAGATCTCCCTAGCATAGAAGCTTGGATATATAAACAAATTATTGATTTACAAGCAGTGACTGATCGACCTATTCGTGTAAGACCCCATCCTAGATCTACGTTAAATTTAAAATTACTGCCCAGTAATATTGTGTTAGAAGAACCCAACTACCTGGCCAATACCTACGACAGTTTTGATCTGCACTTTGATTGCCATGCCGTGGTCAACTATAATTCGGGCCCCGGCATACAGGCCGCAATCTCTGGGACTAGACCCATAGTCGATAGTTCTAGCCTGGCCAGGCCAGTAGCTATAAGTATACAAGATATAGAAAAACCTTATACACAAGATCGTGACCAATGGCTAGTTGAAATTTGTCATACAGAATATACAATAGCTGAAATATCTCAAGGAATATGGCTAAAAAGAATCGCATCAGCCCTGTAGCACAACCCTTAACTGGACCCATTGACTGTGCCTGTGTAATACACAGTGATGCCTATACCTGGGAATATGTCGATCGGCTTTATAGTATGTTGAGTCGACACATTACACCTGGTATAAGATTGCACGTTTATACCGAAGAGCATAGGTCGGTTCCGGAACCATACATCAAACATGCATTACTAAATTGGGGGATCTCGGGACCAAAAAAATCATGGTGGTACAAAATGCAGTTGTTTAATGCAGAATATCATCATGGTCCCTTGTTGTATTTTGATCTGGATACTGTGATTGTTGATAATTTGGATTGGTTATGGAATTTGCCGTTAACTTATTTTTGGGCAGTGCGAGATTTTAAACACCTATGGAAACCCACAAACTATGGCGTAAATTCCAGTGTCATGTGGTGGAATACTGATAGCTATAATTACATTTGGCAAAATTTTAAAGCTCAAGAGTTGTCTCGAATACTGAGCAAATATCATGGTGATCAAGATTATATCTCTGAAACTATACCTACCGCCGAGCGCAGATTTCTTGATGTTGAACGGGTTAAAAGCTGGCGATGGCAATGCCTAGACGGTGGCTATAATTTTGCTCAAAAACGACATTTACTCCCTAATACAGGCACCACAATAATGCACCCTGCAAGTGTGTTGGTATTTCACGGTCGACCTAAACCAGATAAAATTTCAGATCCGGTAGTAATTCAACACTGGCAATGATAAATAACTGTAGGAGAATTTAATTATGACAACTAGAACAGTTCAATTTTACGGGCAAGGCTACAGTACCCCACCTGCCGAAGGCTTAACATCAACACCTTGCACTATTACAGCTACAGTTGATGGGAACGTGGTATTTTCTGGCTCAATTCCAACCTCAGAATCTAGCGATATTTTACGTCTGCCAACTGATCAAACAGTTTTGTTCACTTTTGAAATTCCATTGATCACTATAACCGATCCTCCTGGTTATGGCAATACCTATACCTTGCCGGTAAGTTTAGCTATTACAGGTGACGATGTTTACTTAGAACAAATTGACACAAATTATAATAGTCTCGGAAACGGAGTAAGTTCTGGATCTACTGGTTTTGGGTCGATTAATAGTTCGGGCGACGCAAGATCTAATGTAGTAGTTACAAATGCTACATTTGTATCGCCGCCTCCCCCAGACCCACGCACACCTGGCGTCGACGGCACATGGGGTTGGGAAATAGAAACAGCATCTGGTCAAACGGCTACTATGACTTTTGATATGAGTGTAAAGCCTGGCATAGCGTAAGTTAGTAACTACTAACAAATTAAGCCTGTTGCATAAAAACAACAGGTTTTTTTGTGGCCAAAACCTCTTGACCAGAAATACCTTTTCGTCTATAATTGTAGTTATAGTAGTAAATTAATTGTTAACTCCGGAAAGGAAAAATATGAATATAAAAGTAAAAGCAGGCGTAATCGTAGCAGGTATTGTAGCAGGATCAATTGCATTAACTGGCGCACTAACATTAGTGGCTCCCTACATTACTTTGGAAATTGCATCCAACATTCTGATGTTTGGATCATTGGCTGTTTTATTATATGCTATATATAATTTAATTTTAGAACAACTCAAAACCAGCGAAAAATATAAAAACAAACTTAAAAGCACGGTTGACCAGAAATAACAAATATATTATAATAGTTGTATAGTTAATAAAAAGGAGCTAACCTTGACAAAAGTAAAAATTAAGAATGGTAGTTATCGTGGAACTCGTGTTGATGACGTGATGTTTACACTTGTGAAAGATTTTCAAACAGGCGCCAAAGGCAACTTTGTCACTGTAAAAAGTGGTGGATTCTTTGGCGACAATGTTCCAGAGAATGTCCGAATCACAGTAAACAGCATTGAGGACATTGAAATTGCCAGTGGTACAAGATCTAATCCTGTACTTGCATTCAACACAGACACTATTAATCGTGATGCTGAAACACCAGCTGACTTCCAACTCAAAGAAACAGGCCCAATGGTAGAAACAGATGAAATGGTTATGAATCGTATTGAAGAACGATTTGAAGTTTTGCAACAAATGACCCGTGCTACTATCTCAGGAGATGTCCGTGCTATGATCGTAGTTGGCCCTCCTGGTGTGGGCAAGAGTTATGGTGTTGAATTTGAGCTTGAGAAGTCTGGCCTGTTTGACAAATTATCAGGCAAAAAGATCAAGTACGAAGTTGTAAAAGGCGCAATGACTCCAATTGGATTGTATTGCACACTATACAAAAATTCAGACAAGAACAATGTTCTAGTATTTGATGACTGTGATGCGGTATTTCAAGATGACTTATCATTAAACATCCTCAAGGCTGCATTGGACTCTGGCAAAAAGCGTAAAATTTGCTGGAATAGTGATAGCAGTATGTTGCGTCGCGAAGGGGTTCCAGATCAATTTGATTTTAAGGGCGGCGCTATCTTTATTACCAATTTGAAGTTTGATCATTTAAAAAGCAAGCGTATGCAAGATCACTTAGAAGCACTGCAATCACGCTGCCACTTCTTGGATCTCACACTCAATACCATGCGTGACAAGTTTTTGCGTATCAAACAAATTTTTCGTCAAGGACAGTTGTTTAATGATTATGAATTTACACCAGAACAAGGTGACGAAATCTTGGCATTTATGGACGAAAACAAAGATCGACTACGCGAGATGAGCCTTCGTATGGCACTAAAACTGGCAGACTTGACCAAGGTATCTGGTATGAATTGGAAAGCACTTGCTCGTAGTACTTGTATGAAAAATTCATAGTACTTGATTGCACAAACTAAGTACACAGGTAGCTCCTGGACTGTTCTTTAACAGTCCATTTTATCCGGTATCCCTAAAAAGGTACCGGTTTTTTTCTTAAATACTATATGCAAATTCTTTTCGAGAATGGAGTGCAAGTACCGATTCAGTTAACGAATTCTCCTGCACAAGATACTCTTTTATCAATATATAAACACTTACAACATGTTCCGTTAATATTTCGGGACACTGATTACCCGGTCCAATTTGCTAATTTCAGTTTGGATGATATAGTCAATCTTTTAGTTACATCCGGCCAGTCGGTATCTGTTGTAGTTGATCGAGAAGCATGTTTATCTAAGTCTCAAACATATTTTAATTTCTTACATACAATATATGAAAAAAACTACAAAGGAGATACAGCGTGGTTAGTGTTCCATGAATATATTCATTTATGCGAATATCACATCAAAGGTTTGTTAGACAACAGGATGGATATAAATTATCGTGAAAAAGCTGGGCTTCTAAATAAATCGTTTGATATATCCTGGATGAAAGCAGCAACAACTCGAGTTAGTGCAGGTGACATTTACATTCACTGGTCCGAGTTAGGTAAAATACCATACCTCTATTGGGAGCACAATGAACCCGAGGATATAAACCGATTATGTAAGGTATCTAAGCCTTGGGTGACATTGCATCCAATGTTAACACTTGCTTTAAGTGATAGAGACTTTTTAAAAAATAAAAATATTAAAGAATTTGATGTCTGGTGGGCAAAATATAGTGAACAATGGTGCCGTCATTGGAATATATCTAAATGGTCAATAGAAGATCAATATTCGGTTATTGTTATTGGGCATGTTTCTCAATTTCAGCAAGTTTCTGAACTTTTAAAAAATCAAATATACCCAATAAAGATTCAACTGTGATTGCATTCTTTTTTAAAAGAGTGTATACTATCTGAATGCGTACAGCCACAATCATAATTCGAGATGAAGTTAACATCAAAATTGAAGGTCTTGAACTTGATGCAAGAAAAAAACTGGTTAACACATTTAAATATGAAATACCCGGGGCTCGTTATCAACCGGCAGTTCGTCTTGGTCGTTGGGACGGCAAGGTAGCATACTTTCAGCTTGGCGGCAGCACCTATACAAACTTATTGCCGGAGATTATTCCAATTCTAGAAAGCTATAACTATGACATTGAGTTAGATGATCAAAGAGATTATACAACTACTTTTGCATTTAATAAGGTAGCAGAAGATACATTTAGTGATAAGGTATGGCCCAGGACACATCCATTGGCTGGACAACCTATCATGTTGCGTGACTATCAGGTTGAAATTGTAAACAACTTTCTTGAAAATCCACAATGCTTGCAAGAAGTAGCAACCGGAGCAGGCAAAACTATTATGACAGCATCATTAAGTTATAGTGTTGAACAATATGGTCGAAGTATTGTTATTGTGCCGAATAAATCTTTGGTAACGCAAACGGAGGCAGACTATATTAACATGGGTCTTGATGTTGGTGTATTTTTTGGAGATCGCAAGGACTTTGGAAAAACACATACCATCTGTACTTGGCAAAGCCTTAATGTTTTATTAAAGAATACTAAATCGGGTTCTGGCGAATTTACAATTACGGACTTTTTAGAAGATGTTGTTTGCGTTATTGTTGACGAAGTACATATGGCCAAAGCAGATGCACTCAAGACATTGTTAACTAGTGTAATGGCCCGTTTGCCTATACGTTGGGGATTGACCGGGACCATACCTAAAGAACAGTATGAATTTAAGGCATTGTTATGTAGTCTTGGTCCGGTCATTAGTCAGTTAAGTGCTAGTGAATTACAAGATCGCGGTGTACTAGCACAATGTCATGTGAATATTGTTCAGTTAGTGGATCATGTAGAATACAAAGACTATCAAAGTGAATTAAAATACTTGTTAGAAGAAAAAGGTAGATTAGATATAATAGCTGACCTAGTTAACCAAGTTAATCTTACAGGCAATACCTTAGTGCTTGTAGATCGTATTGCCGCAGGGCAAGCATTAATAGAACGCTTAGGAGACAATGCTGTGTTTGTATCAGGATCAACCAAGGGTAAAACAAGACAGGATGAATATGACGAAGTAGCAACTAGTACTGGAAAAATTATTATTGCTACCTATGGTATTGCTGCTGTTGGTATTAATATTCCTCGGATTTTTAATTTGGTTCTTCTGGAGCCTGGTAAAAGTTTTGTTCGGGTTATCCAATCGATCGGTCGTGGGATTCGCAAAGCAGAAGATAAGGACTTTGTACAAATCTGGGATATTACAAGCACCTGTAAATTTGCTAAACGACACTTAACTAAGCGTAAAGTTTTTTATCGCGAAGCCAACTATCCGTTTACCCAAGAAAAATTAGAGTGGATGAAGATAAAATAGTCTTGACATTTGGCTATAAAACCTATATTATAATACTATGAGAATATTAACGCTAGACAATGCACCATTTGACTTAGACCATCTTCCAGAGGAAGTAGATGACATGCGATTTGCTATTTTAGATAATAGTAATCCGCAAGACCCTGATTACCACTATATTCCGTTGATCTTCTTGGAAAGTTTTAATGCGCCTGCTCTGGTATTACGCATAGGTGAACATAGAATTCGTATGCCAGTGGACTGGCAGATATTAATCGGTGAGCCCGACCTAGGCGATTTAGAAGTACTACCATTGACTAGTATCAACGACAGAGGCTTCAAGGCATTTCAGTTTAATCCACTAAGTAGTTTTAGACCTAGTTTTCTTGATATCGAGATTGTAGATGTGTACCAGGAAGTTGCTTGGTATGCACCTAAATTAAAAAATGGACAGATGTTGTGTGTGCCGTTAGGTAATACAGAAAAACCCGATTGTGTATATTTTGTTAAAGATATTAGTCGAAACTGCGAAGTAATTGATTACAATAAGGCCTGGTAATGGAACAATATAATATAGATGGTGATAGCAAGGACCTGCCAGCAATGCCGGTTAAGGCATCTGACAATTCTAAAAAAATTCAATCGGTTGAATCACAAATTAAAAAACTAGAAGAAACCATTAGCATACAACATCAGGAAATTTTAAAACTTCGTCGAGATATTACTCGTCTTAAAAGTGAAATTAGTGATATCATAACAGTGTTAAAAGAGCGTGGATAAACTTAGTATTAACAATGAAATGGCAGTGTTTGACAAGAAAGATCGTGAGTTTTACGACAGTCTTACACCCGACGAAAAGAAAAAGTTCAGTAACTTTCTTATGATTCGATACGGGTCTAGTGTACAAGGAAGTGCCGACCTGCAACATTTTTATTTGGTTGCCACAAACGAGCGGCTAAACAAACACTTTTTTGCCATAAACAAACATCCAAAATTGCAATGGTTGTGTGCCACCTCAGTGAGCCCGGGCATGGGCACATTTAGACATAATTGGATTGCTCCTAAGAAGAAAGAAGCCGGAGCCAGTGCTCATCGAAAACAGTTGGCAGAACTATACCCACATCTTAAAGATGATGAATTAGATTTAATGGCCAAGATTAATACCAAAAAAGATGTAGAAGAATATTTAAACAAGTTGGGACAGGAGACAAAAAAATGATTTGGACATTATTTAAAGGTAAAGAAGAAGCCAGAGTACCAGAGTTTAAAACAATTAGTTTTGGCAAGTGGCAATATGCTCCACAACCAGACATTACTGCGTATGAGTTATCTATGCTAGCCCCGGTGTTTGGCACAGTAATGGTTCGAACAGATATTAAACCGTATATCAAAGAAAATAATCTAACTAGACATTTTATTATACCAGAAGAAGAATGAAGTACACCTGTCAGTACTGTAAGAAAGACTTTATTAAAGAAGCAAGTCTTGTTGTGCATTCGTGCGAGCCACGTCGTCGTCGCATGGAAAAAGATGAAGTAGGTGTTAGATTAGGATTTCAAGCGTATATCAAATTTTATGAGCTTACACAAGGTAGTGCCAAACTTAAAACATTTGATGACTTTGCCGATAGTCCTTACTACAAGGCCTTTGTCAAGTTTGGTCGTTATTGTGTAGATATCCGTGCAATTAATCCTGCTAGATTCGTAGAATGGGTGTTAAAACAAAATAAAAAATTAGACCACTGGGCTAAAGATAGTGTCTATACAGAGTACTTGCAAGATTATTTGAAAGTAGAAAATGTAAACGATGCACTAGCTCGTGCAATGGAGTTTGGCATTGACTGGGCAGAAAAATCAGGATATCCTGCTGAAGACTGTTTGCAATACGGTAATACCAATGCCATGGCATACGCTATAAGCACAGGTCGTATCAGTGCCTGGATCATTTATAATTGTGAATCAGGGCAAAAGTTTTTAAGTGAACTTGATCAAACACAAATTGCCATGATCTGGCCCTATATTGATGCAGATCATTGGCAACGCAAGTTTAAAGATTACCCAGCAGATCAAGAGTATGCCAAAGATATATTACAGAAAGCAGGATGGTAATGATCTACATTGATTTTATTGGCGGAGCACACGGGAATTATTTAGAATTTGTTTGTAATAAATTTTTAGCCGAGGTTCCCTGCAACGATTTGCCATTTAGCAGGCTTGGGGCTGCACATGCCAAACTATATTATGGTGAAAAACAATTTCAATGCTGGCACTATACGGATCATCGAGGAGTACATACAGAGTTATTCGACAGTAAAATTATCAGTATACAAGTTGAATACGAGGATATGTTGGCTTTGCAATTGGTCAGCTTGTTACGAGCCGGGGACTGGCACATTGACAAAAATCAACTTGAGATTGCCACTTATCATAAGTTAAATAACGCAGATTATAAAGGTGTGTTGAATACTTTATCAAATAAGTTTTTTAAATCTCAAGTACAAGAAAGCTATAATGCTGTAAAGGACGATAGTTGGCCAAACATTACTTCCATAGAAGACTTTGACCGCTTGCCTGAGGAGATACGAGTGGAATGCATACATCAACACAATCTTAAACTGTTTCAATTTGATGCAGACCATCCTGACTGCCCCAGGCACATTCTTAGAGAATTTTTCAAGATTGGATTTCGCGATCCCGAACAATCAGAATTTATGCAATTTAAAAAGAAACAAATCTATAATTCCAGTAACGAATCAAGAGTATTTCCATTTGCTAGTTTTTATAACACTGATAATTTTATAAATCAAATACACTTGATTGGCAAATGGTGTGGGTGGGAAGTAAAAAATATGCCACGACTGATTGAGTTACACAATGAGTTTTTAGCCCGTCAACCTTTTAAAGATTCTAAAAAATTCTGTGACGAATTGATAAAAAGAATATGCAATCAGGAAATATTTGAGTTACCTGAATTGGACTTAATACAAGAAAGTTACATTGATAGCCAGTTAGAAAATCATTATGGTAGCGAATTACCTGCCGATCAGGTAAAATGGTTCACTAATAGTCGACAAATTT